CGCAAAAGGAAAAACATACGAACAAAGGTGGAATATTATCAACCAATACGCCAGTAGATATTTGATTTGTGTTCCAATTGACTTCAAGAACTTTGACGCTCACCACTGTAGACAAGCTTACACTGCATGTATGAAGTTTTACGGAAAAATCGGTCTTCACAAAGACGTTGTCAGAGATCTTAGTGAAGCTAAGACATACGGCGTAGTTGAACATGCGTTACCACTTAGAAGATCAGGTGACTTGTTTACTGGCTCTGGTAATTGCTTGGTAGTTGGTAGTTTGCTGTATAAATTTATCAAAGAAAAAGGAATTGGTGTATTTTGTGATGGTGATGATACCTTGTTATTCATGAATGACCACCAAACCTTCTTTGACATCAAAGAACATTTAGAAACTTACGGATACGAAATCGATGATTCTCCAGAATATATTGACCTTAAGGAAGATTACGAAATACCATTTTGTCAGACTTTCTTTTCACAAGAGGGATACTACGTTAACACTGAAAGATTACTCAACAAGATGTTGAATGTTGTTGGTAGAAATAATGAATCACTCGCCAACACTATTTTTGGAAAACTACAAGCAGTCGCATATTTCGAAAAGTTAGGTATTAAATTTGATATTGATATCACTAAGATCATAAATGGTATAGAAGAGAGTTATGATGTACAGTACAAGAAGGCTATGTGTGAATCATTAGAACACTATTTGATAGATAAGTCCAGGTACACATACCAATTAGGAGCGCCATCTTCCGGACTAATTGGTGATATTGTTAAAAGAATTTATAAGTATAGATACAATTTAAAATGCAATCCAATCAAACGCAAAAGAAGAATAATCAAAATAATCAAATCAGTTCTAGACGAAGCACAAGAAGAAATCCACGCCTTGTCAGAAACTTCCAAACGCAACCAGGATCGTGCCGAATACATCGTAAAGAGCTTTGGTTCGAAATTAATAACACCGGAGTTGGCCGATATATATTCCAAGATGGAAATTATCCACTCTGGTTCAAAAAGTTATCTGAAGTTTTCGAATCGTACCGAATGCACTCAGTTAGAATCCACTGGATATCAGGGTATTCACAATTCGCAGGCGGTTCAATCTTCATGTCCTACAATGTTAACAAGAACAACAAGAACTCACCGTTCTCAATTAGTTCCATTTTCGCCCAACAAAGCTCAGGAAAAAGTCGACTCTGTGAAAACTCAAGCTTCCCAATCCCAG